TTTTAAAATTCGATTTAGATCCCTTGAAACTGCAAATGGCTGGCACTCAAATTCTATGGATATAGTTCCTCTCGGTTGCAATTCTAGTTGCTCAATTCCAATAGCACTATAGACTGATGCTTCATAAGCTTTTTCTTTTTCATCATCAAATATTAAAAGACCGCTTCCTGTAAGCCATCCTGCCAAATCCCTTATTTTATATCTAAGCTCTTCAAACTTATCTATATAAAGAACTCCAATAATGCCTGTTATATGCCTTTTTTCATATTCTTGGGATTCAAGCTCCAAAGTTCCTGACCTTCCTAAAATTGTGAATTCTTTTCTTCGCCTTTCTGGGAGGACTGTCCTATCTACTGATCTAAATCCTATGTTAAATTCTGACGAGTGCCTGCCCTTAAAATTAAAACCTATCATATAGCAAGCCCCCTTCCTCTATTATTTCTTTTTTCTAGCCTATAAAGTTCTTCAGCTATTCTCTTGATGTCATTGTCATTCCTTACATTCATTTCTTTAATTATTATTTGTCTTCCTGATCCTTCGACTGAATTTTCATTAATTACATCTGCAACTATTTTCTTCAAGTCGTCTAAGGCTCCTACAAATTCGGGCCTTTTTTCTCCAACACCTATTACTGATGGGCTCTTAAAAATACCGCCCTTGTCATACCACTGTACATTAAAGTGTGGAACTGATGGAGGGTTTAGTGAAAACTTACCTGATACATTGAAGTGTGGTAGCTTGATTTTTGGGAATGGTAAAGTAATGCTCAATAATGACTTCATTTTTTCTATTGCCTTACTTACTAAATCCCTAGCTGTATTAATTGGCTTTTCTATAGCTTGCTTTACTGCATTCCATGTTGATGTTGTAGCACTTTTTATTCCGTTCCAAACTTCTGTAATTTTGGTTTTTATTGCGTTAAATGTTTCAGTAGCTGTTGATTTAATTCCATTCCATACCTCCGGCAAACTACTTTTTATCCCATTCCAAATTTCAGTTGTCTTTGATTTCGCATCATTCCAAACTTCAGTTATTTTTGTTTTCACTGCATTAAATATTTCAGTTGCCTTAGTTTTTAATGATTCCCAAATTGGTAATAATGCAGATTTAATTCCATTCCATACTTCGGTTGTTTTAGATTTAATCCCATTCCATACTTCCGTAATCTTGGCTTTAATAGCATTAAATACTTCTGTAGCTTTGGATTTTAAAGCTTCCCAAATCGGTAGGATTACACCCTTTATTGCGTTCCATGTTGCTACTGCATTAGATTTTATGCCTTCCCATATTCCTTTAAAGAAAGTTACTAGACCATCAAATATTGTCTTTGCTGTTGCTATAAAAACTTGCCATGCAAGTATGATAGGTGTTGAAATTGCAATCCAAGCTACATTAAATATTTCCTTGATTGCTTCCCAAATGAATTGAAAAACTGTAACTAATCCTTCCCAAATTGGCTGTACTCCTGCTATAAAGCTTTGCCATAATTCGCTTAAAGTTGTCGTTATTGTCATCCATGTTGTAGACCATGACTCACTTACACTAATCCATAAGTTAGAAAGAAATTGAGTTATACCTTGCCAAATTATGCTTGCTGATTCTTTTATACTATTCCATGTATTTATTAAAAATTCTTTAATTGTACTCCAGTTTTGTATAATCAAAGGAATTAGAATTGTTGCAACTGCTGTAATTATTGCTACTAATGGATGTGCTTGGATTAACCCTAACAACCCTAAAAAGGCTGTTTTAATTACACCAAATACTTTTGCAAGCCCCAGCATTGCTGGAGTTGCCCCTGCTGTAGCTCCGCCCATAGCTGCTAAAGCTCCACTAACTGTGCCTATTACTGTTGCTACTTTCGATATTATTATTAATACTGGACCAATTGCCGCTGCAAAGGCCGCTACTGCAACACCAACTTTTACAAGTACAGGATCGGCTGCTGCAATTTTATCTGCTAAATTCCCTATGCCATCTACAAGTTTTTCTATATGTGGCATTAATACTGTGCCTATTGTTATTCCAGCATCTGTCAACTTGTTCTTGAACATATCCATCTTGGCACCAAAGGATTCGTATCTTTTTTCTGCTTCTGCTGATAATGCTGTGTTGTCTCTAAAAGCACCGTTTGCTATATCAAAAGCTGATCCTAAAAGATCTCCTGCTCCAGCAAGCCTTGTAAGTGTGTCAGTTTCTCTTAGCCCTGTAATCCCTAGCTCTTTTAAAACTGAATTTACATCTCCACCGCTTGCTTGTATGTCTTTTAATCCTGAAATAAAACTTGTTAGGGCTTCTGTTGGCCTGCTTTTCCAAGCTTCGGCAAATTGATTCGCACTCATGCCTGCTACCTGAGCATACCCTTTAAGCTTATCTCCACCTGATAGAACTTCTGTGTTAATCTTTTTTAGAGTTGTTGACATAGCACTTCCGCCTGCTTCAGCTTCTATTCCTACTGAAGACATAGCTGCTGCAAGACCCATTATTTCGGCTTCAGTTAATCCTACTTGATTTCCTGTACCTGCTAATCTAGTTCCCATAGAAACAATATCTTTTTCTGTAGTAGCCATATTATTTCCTAGGTCTACAACTACTGAACCTAATTTATCAAATTCTGTTTGTGGCATTTGCGTAATGTTTGCAAATTTAGCAAAGGATGTAGACGCTTCATCTGCAGTTAGGTTTGTGGTTTCTCCTAGGTCAATCATTGTTTTAGTGAACCCTAGTATATTTTCTTTTTCTATTCCAAGTTGCCCTGCTGCTTCTGCTACACCTGCAATTTCTACTGCTGATGCTGGCATCTCTTTTGCCATACCTCTTATACTATTTGACATAGCTTCAAACTCTTGATCAGTCATATCAACTGTTTTTGCGACTCCTACCATGGCTGTGTCAAAGTCAGCTGCAAATTTTGTAACAACACCTGCTCCTGCTACTAATGGTGCAGTAATTGTTTTTGTCATTGTGCTTCCAATTTTTCCAGTAGTTTCACCAATTTTCATTGATGCATCTCTAATTCCTAGAAGTGTTTGATTTGTTTTATTAGCTTGTGCTTCTAGTGACTTTAACTGGTTTTCCGTCTTCATTATTTCCCTTGTCAATGCATCATATTGAGCTTGTGAAATATCTCCACGGGCAAGTGCAGCACTTGCTTGTTCCTGTGCTGTCTTTAATGTTTCAAGCTTCTTTTTAGTGTTCTCTATGGATTCTGCCAGTACTCTTTGTTTTTGAGTTGCAAGCTCCGCATTCCCTGGATTGAATTTCATTGATGTTCCAATATTTTTTAGTTGTTTTCCTAGGTCTCTTGCACTGGAATTTACACCTTTCAAGGCTTTTTCTAGCTTGGTTGTATCTCCACCAATCTCTATAGTTATGCCTTTTATGTTCCCTGCCATATCCTCACCCCCTTAAAAACTATCAAAATCTTTTTGGCTGGCCTTTCTTACCTTGTCTTTGTCTTCATCTTCATTGCTATAATTTGCATTATTATAGGCGATGCAGTAATCTACCACATCGCCTATTGTCATGCTTTTAAAATCTGATAAAGTTAATCCTCTTGTAAGGGCTCCTGCCATTAATTCTGAAAAATCTACTGGTCTTCCTTTTCCGTCTTCGGCATCTTTACTATGTCCTCTAATTTTTTTTTACTAATTAGAGAAGGTAAAATAATTTCCCATAATTCTTTTAAAATATCAATTACTGGAAATTCATTGAACTGGCTATACCATTTTATTGGCTCATCAATTTCTGGATCTGCCATCTTGGCAAGAGACCAAATAAAATTATTTACATCTACCATTTCTAGACTGTAGATATTTTCTAATACTTCTCCAATAGTTGATGGCACTATTGCTTCTTGATTTGCCTTAGTATATAAATCATCTAGCCCTTTTAAAGCTTCTGAAACTAATGGCATTATTACAGTTAAAATATCGTATCCAAATTGATTTTTAAAAATATTGGCAAAATAAGCATTGGTTGAAAACTTTACTTCTTTGCCATCAATATTTATTGTTTTAATCATTATGCTTCAGCCCCTGTTTCTGGTGTTACCTTGTAAGGAGTTGTAAAGAATGTATCATATCCTGTTTGTCCTTTTTCTAATCTTGCTTTTACATATCCTGTATCAGCTGCAGGTGCTGTTGTAATGTTAATAGTATCTGTTTGAGGTTCTGTTTTATCTTCTGTAGTTGCACCTTCGATATTTGGTCTTGAAGAAGAACAGTTATAAAATAAATGTCTTGTTTGTGTAACATCTCCATCAAATTCAAAAGCCATTGCATAATTCTTTGCTTTGCTTGAATTTGATTCAATTACAGCTCCGTTTTTATCTTTCAAATATCCGAGTATTTGGACTTCAAATTCTTCTGGGATCAATGCAATTTCTAATTCACCTTCATATCCATTATTAGAATATTGGTTCCAATAGATCATGTCATCTGCGTAAAATGGATTGCTATCACCTGATGCTTCTAGTGATAATGAAACAGCTCCTGGGACTCTTATTACTTCTCCATAAGTTACTTTTTCTGATGTTGCTTCTGTAATTGGCCATACATATACATTTTTTAGACCAAACTTAACTTTATTTTTTGCCATTATTATTTACCTCCTAAGTAATAGTAAATTACAAAAATATTTTCACTTGGAATATAAACATCTTCAGACTTATCCCAAATTATTTCATTTTCATTTAGTAATTCTTCTATTTCTCTTTCTTTGCGTTCGCTTTTATCTTTGAAATAAAATTCTAGTTATAGCTTGAATTGTAGACTGTGTTATCTGCTTTAAAATTAGAAGAGCCATCTCCTCTATAAATTAAAAATGGAGGTTTGACTCTCTTATTAAACTTAAAATATGCTATTGGCATATTTAATTTTTTTAGTATATCAAGAGGATTCTTCAATTACTTTCTTTACCCCCTCTTCATATTTTTTTATAGTCTTCTGCTCAACTGGTTTTATGTGAGGGAATGCCCTCGTCCTGCCCCCTTGCCATAGTGCATGGCCACGTTCTAATAAGTGAGTAAGTTGACCCTTGGTGTTATGAATAATAATTTTATTACCTTCTTTTTTCCCTTTCCAAGCTCTTGCATACTTACCACTTTTTTTAGGGCTTGTACTTTTTAATTCCTCAATAGCTTCTTCAGATACTTCTTCTGTAAGCTTTTTTACTTTGTCTTTAACTTCTTGAGTGTATTCTGTTAGATAATCTCCTATTACTGATTCCAGCTCATCAGCTGATACTCTATTAGTTGACAATTTTATCACCTAGAACAATCTCTAATAAATTACCTTTTAGGTAAGTTCTTAAAATGTAATATTCTATGCCTTTGTATATTGCTTTTTCTTCTCCGTCATACTCCATGACATGAATACTTATCTTTGCCTGTGGTTTAAGACCAATATTGGCTGCTTGATAAAATTCTTGTGAATAAACATCTAGCCTATTGCATAAGATTTCTCTTTCTGATGTTTCTATGATTGGATTCCCAAATTCATCAATTCCTTTAATATCTTCTTTTATCAAAGTAACTGCATCTTTAAATGTGTCCATCTTTGCCACCTACCATAAGATTTCTCAATCTCCAATAGAGCCTTTCTGGCATAGCCTTATCTTCGCCTTTGGATTCGTATCTCCAAGCTACAAGGTCAACTATAAAAAGTAAATGGTCCGGATTCCCTACATCTAATTTTATTCCCTGGATCTTCTCCAATTCCTTTAGTGTGCCTTTTATTATGGCTAAGATGTAATCATCCCTATTGTCTATCGTTATTCCTAGCTGATTTTTTACTAGCTTTAATGCTTGGTCCATCTTCTACCACCTCAATCCATTGGCATTGTACGCAGTAAAGCTTTAATGTTTTCTCAATTTCTTCATATCTTTCTTTTGAACAAGTAAAAACATCACCAGGTTTTCTAGTGATGTTTTCTTTCTTGTCATGAAATTCTTTTAATACTTTTACTTTCATTATGCTGTAGCCACCTTATTAGCTTTGTCTTCTACAAATTCAATTGCAGTAGTTGGTTCTTTACCATCAATATTTAATAATACAAAGCCTTCTGCTATTGCTGGTGTTCCGTCATATCTTGCAGTGCCTTTAAATACTGTGTCATCTTCAATAAATCTTACATGTTCAGATGCTGCAAGTGTAATTCCTGCTCTTTCTGCTAAAACATATAGATCTGAATAGCCGCCTATAATATCCCCATCTGGAATAAATGGTAAAGTTGCTACTTCTCCATTAATAATTGGCAATGCGTTATTTACTCCTGATACTAGAGCTCCTGCTGCATTAAAAGCTAAGATCTTAGATTGTAGCATTGCATAAGTCTTATCATTCATAGCCCAGAATTTTCTTCCTGTTGAATATTTTGAATCTGCTGCTGATGCTTTAACAATTAGATCTCCATATAATTCAGTTGGTGTTTTGCCTGCAACTTGTAGAATGTTAGTTGTTGAAAGGTCCTTCCATTCTCTAGCTTTTGCTGGATAGTTTTCTGGTTTTGCTTTTTGTGCAAGTCTAGTTACAATTCCTAGTGGCATTTTCTTGCCTGTACCATATAGGATGGCTTTGTCTAATGCAAGACCAATAGCTTGGGCTAACATATACATAATTTCATTGTATAGGTCAATATCAGATGCATCTTCAAGTGTAGCATTACAAATTGGAATATAGCCGCCTACTTTATAGCCTTCTAGCTCAATTACATTAAATCCAAAGTCTAGTTCATTTAGTGTTGCACAGGCTTCTGTCCACACTGCTTCTGGAATTGTTCCTGCAACTGAAACTCTTGCTTGTCCTTTAATTCGTCTATTCCAAACCATATTTAAAAGCTTTGAATAATTATGGATGTTTTCTCTTAAAATTCCAATTAATGTTGATGGAATTAGAAGCTCTGCTCCTGTGACTGCCCTATTTTGTCCTTTAAGTTCTCTTACTCTTGTTAAGAAATCTTTTACTTCTTCTCTTTCTACAATTGCAATTGTCTTTTCTCTTGTTAGATTTCCAAACATTTCTCTTTTATTCATTGTTATTTCTTCCTTCCTTTCTTCAGGTGCGTCTACCGCTTCTTCTTTCTTTTCTAGCTCTTCAAGCTCATCATCAATATCTTTGATTTTGCTTTCTAGCTCTTCTTTTTCTTCGTTTAAAGCTAATTTGTCTTTTTCGTATTTTTCAACTTCTTCTTCAACGGCTTTTTCTTCTTCTTCGTTTTCAACTTCTTCAATAGCTTCTGCGATTTCTTTTTCTCTAGTTTCAAGTTCTTCAAAGCTCTTTCTGTTTTCTTCAAGCTGTGCTTCTAGTTCTCTTTTTTTCTTATTTAGTAATATTTTCCTTAACATTCTTTAACCTGCCTTTCATGCTTTTTTTCCATAGGGATAAACTTCTCTTGTTATGGTCTTCAATTTGTTTTTGCCTTGCTTCCACTTCCGTGCCTTCATATGCAGGGAAAGTACAAACTGAAACTTCATATAAATTTAGATCCTTTAAAATAAAGTGGGCTGTGCCATCATCTCTATAATCAGCTTCTTCTTGGTTAATTGTGAATCCAAAAGAACACTGTGATACATCTCCCCTCTTAACTCTTTCATAAATATTTAATGCATCAGTATCATAGGGATTGATTTTTATTTCTCCATAAAGTCCTTTAGCATCTTCTTTAAGAGTTAATGTATTTGATGTAGTTCTTGCTAATACTAGGCTTGTATCATGATTGATTAGAGCCCTTATATCTCCATTGATTGAATTTTTAAATGCTCCACTATCAATGCTTTCAAAAACTCCTGGATAAAGCTCAGTTTCTTGATTAAATACTGCAAAATAACCTGCAATAATATATTCTTCTTGATTTGTTTCTTCTCTAATTTCAAGCTTGCTATCTAAAGCTTTAAATCTTTTTATCATTCTTCTTCACCTCCAAGCTTTTTTTGATCTCCTATTTTATCTTGCGGTATGAAGTTCTCTAAAATTACCAATTCATCTAGTCCATCTTTAGGACTCATATCAAACATTTCTCTTACTTCATTTCCTGTTACAATTCCTGACCTATATAAATTACTGTAGACTTGGTAAATTTCTGTTAGGTTGTAGGAGTATAGGCTCTTTACATTGAATTTAAAATAAAGGTCCGGACTATATAAAAGTTTAGTTGTTAGTTCCTGCTCAATAGCTTTTGCAATTACCATTATTCTTGTCTTAATGAAATTGTTATATTCTTGTTGGTTATATGTTCCAATTCCCAATAAAAAAGCAGGGATTCCTAAAATTCCTGCTACTGTCTTTTTATCAATTTCAATTGTGTCTTTTATGGCTATGTCATTGAGCGTTAATGGCTTTACTTGGACTACATCAATTAAATCTGTTGGAACTATCCAAGGTTCCCCTGCTCTACTGGCACTTACAAACTTATCATATACATTTTTTCTTCCTTCTTCGCTTGCAACCTCATCTGTCAATGCATCTACTTTTACAATTAATGAAGGTAAGATTTTATTGGCCATAAATTCGTTTGTTGTTTTTGCCGCTTGCTTTAAGTTTTGAACAACATCTTTTAATGTAACTTCGTATGATTGGCCCTTCCATGGTTCGTTTAAATCTGGATTCAATCTGAAATGGAGTATCTCGTCATAATTAAATTTTTTATTGTTGATGGTTATATAATATCCATCTTGAAATGCTGAAAAAGTTTTTGTTTTAGAATTCGTTATTGGTATTAGGTCTTCGATTATTCCATCAGTTATTTTTGGATATACAATAGCATTGCCATTTATTAAAAGCTCACGGACTATCCAGGAAACCCATAACTGCCTTGTCATATACTTGTATGGATGTATATCTAGTTTCTTAGATAAATCATTTTTAATCCTGATATCACCCTGTTCGCTGTTTCGCATCAAATAAATTGTCATTGATGATATAAGGTCAGCTATTCTTTCAATGCCTATTCTTACTTCCGGATTGTCAATTAGCTTTGTATATCCTTTAGCACAAAGACTGCCACCATCTCCATCTGAAATGAACCACGCCTGTGTTGGTGTTAATGGTTCAGCCCTAGTTTTTCTTTTTTCTTTCTTTTTTTTGCTCATATTGATCACCTCTAATTTTTTAGCCATTTTCTTGCTAATCCTGATTTTTCTAAATTTCCAATTAATCTACATGCTGCAAAAACACTTGCATCAAATAAATCTATCCTTAAATTTGGCATGACCTTTTCATATTGGATCATGTCATCTGTTTTCTCTACTCCGTGAACATTTTCTACGCAGTATTCATAAGCACTTGAATGTAAATAATATAATTTACCGCCTATTGCCTTTTGTTCAATTCGTCTAAAGCCCTTGGACTTATTAATAAAAAGTTGTGGCTCATCAACTATGTTAAATCTTTCTTTTTTCATCATTAGATAAAATTCTTCACCAAACTTTCTGTCAAAGCCTATCTGCTTGATTTTAAATCCTTTGTTTCTCATCTTCATAAACCATTTAACTATATCTGCATGATTTGTAATATCTCCATTAGTCATGGTTAAATATCCATCATCAAGCCAACCAAATAATGGTATGTTATCTTCTTCAGCTTTTAAATGTGCCCTAGTTACCGGGAAAAATGCGTGAGTAATTATTATATCCACTCCCTTATAGTTCCCATAAAGGGCTGCTGCAGTTAAGTCATGCATCTTTGATAAGTCGGCTCCACCAAACCATTCAATCGGTAGTTTTACAAGCTCTTTATAAGTCCAATTGTATTTGGCATCTGAAGACCTAAATGTATCTAAATTGAAATATGTCTTTGTACTTGAAGTGTAAACATTCAAATCTTTTGCTAAGAATTCTTTTCTTGTTTGCGGATCGTTTAATGCCTGCATTGCATCTGTCATTATGTCTTGCGGCCTTATAGTTATTCCATAGTTTGGACTTGCCATCTCATGAATTTTTGGATCTGTAAAATCTACACTGCCATCTTCTTTTTGGTCCGCCTTTGAAATAAATACAAAATATTGGTCATCTTCCAACTCGTATTTATTGGTTTCTGTGTTTTTATTTATAATTTTTTTGCAATATAAAAAGCGGTTATAACAAAAGCTATTCATGTTATGCCCGCCTGTGGTAATTCCTATTATTAATTTGTTTGAGTATGACCTACTTGCTTTCTTCATCCTGTCATACTTCAA